TGTTACTATGTCCATACTATATTTATACTTCTGTCAATATAAGGCAGATAGATATTTCATAATGTCTAACATAAGTTAGATTAAACCAAAACAAATTCAAACAGTATGACAGTTAACGACGCAATTAGCAAACTAAGAGTAATGCTTGGTGCTGCTACTGAAGAAGTTAAGAAAGTTGACATGGAATCTTATGACGACGACAAGAAGAAGAAAGTCGAAATGGCAGAAGCTACTCTTGTTGATGGAACTGAGGTGTACGCTGAAGGCGAAATACAACCAGGAGCAATCCTATTTGTAAGAGCTGGAGAAGGTGCAGACGAAGACCCATTCGCGCCAGAAGGTAAACATGAAACGACTAGCGGTTTATTAATCACTGTAGGTGAATCTGGAGAGATTACAAATGTAGAAGATAAAGGCTCAGAAGAGACTGTATCTGAAGCAGAAGAAACTTTCGAAGAGGAAGAAGAAGTAATCGTAAAAGAAAA